TGCCGGCGGAAATCTCCGTAAGATCGGCCTTGACGCTGTTCGACGCGCTAGGGGCCGTGTTCGTGAGCAATACCTTCAGGGTATCCGCCGAGTGATCGTGGATCCCCTCCGTTACGTGCTCGACCCACGCCTGGAATTTGTTGAACGTCGCCAAGGCCGCCCCCCCCCTTACAGCGAGTAATAGAGGATGTAGACAGCAGCGCCGCCGGCCGCGAAGGCGTTGGCAGCGGTGTTGGCCTCGATTTGCACCTTCGTCTTCTCCGAGAAATACAGCGGATCGACGTAGAACTGAATGCGCTGGTTGCCGGTGTGCAGCTCGGCAATGCCGTCGCCGGTCAGCGTGCCGGCGTTCGAAAGGCCCGTAGCCGAAGCCGTCGCGCCGCTGTTCGTGTAGGTCACGCCCGTATCAGGATCGGTGTAGGTCGCCGAACCGCCGTCGTTCGCAGCCCAGCCGACATCCATGTCCAGCGCCTCAGTGCCGGTATCAATGTCGTCGCACACGAACACGGTCGCGCACACCATCGAGTTGCGCGGCAGATAGCCAAGTTCGAAGATGTCGCCGTCCTCGACGTTGGCCGCGATCTCATACTTGCGGTGCCAGATCTTGAGGTTCTTCGCCAAGCCGTGGGTTGCGCCCACAGTCATCAGCGTATTGGTCAGGGTTTCAGCAGTCATGTCCGTTTGTCCTTGTGAAAGAGGTTCGAAATGGAGACGGCCCGCTAGATCAGCGAGCCGTCGTCACCATCACGCATCGGCCACGGCGGCGAACCAGCCGGTCACCATGCCGTTGTCCTTGTAGTCCGTGGTATCTGTCGAGCCCGAGCCGAAGCGGAGCTTTTCGACCTTGTACCACTGTTTGACGGCCAAGCCGACGTTGCGCTTGTAGTCGAACTCTTCCTCAACGGTCTGGGGCCGCTGTGCCCAGGCGATGCCGAGAGCCTGAGCACCGCAGAAGAACGCCGGGGCGACCTGAACCGTGGACGACACGAGCGGGATGTCCTCGATCGTGTAGATCGCGACGTTCTCCCACATGTAATCCGCGCCAGTGAAGAGCGGATTGTCCATGCCACGGTTACGGGCCTCACGATTGGCGGCAACGAACGTCGAGTTGAGCCCCAAATCGCGAACGTGCAGCGGATGTGCGAACAACACATAGGCGTCCGTATCTCCAATCGACGAACGCGCCTTGAACGGGCGGATCTTCGGGTTGGCGTTGATCGCAATACGCTTCATCAGCGAGATAGCTTCAGGCGTGAGCTTGTCGTCGGTGTTGTCGATCGTGGCGAGAGCGGTAGCATGCACGCCGCTAACTGCGTTGCTCTTGAGCTTGCCGAACAGCACGCGATCTGCGTTGTCCACGAGCCACGCATTGCGGGCCGTGGCATCAGCCGACGCATAGGCCGTGCCGTTGATCGACATCATCGCTTCAATGATGTTGTCGCGGTCCAGCTCCATGTTCCAGTCCATGAGCACGTCTTTGTGCGCCTGACGAAGATCGATGGCGGTTTTCTGAGCCTCGAACTTCTTGAAGCGGACGGCGTGTGCATACTCACGGACCCGAACAAGGAACGACCGCAGAATGGCGTCCTCTTCCGCGCCTTCGAGCGTGTCGGAGGCGCCCTTGGCCGTGCCGGTCAGGCGGTTGACGAGCGAGAACGTGACCGCATCGCCTGGCTTCTTGGTCAGGTCTTCCTTGACCTGGATCATCTTGGACGAACCAGTCCCCATGAACTGCTTGAACCAGTTCTTGGACAAGTATTCGGTGAAGTAGCGCTCGTCCCACTGCTGGACGGTAAGGCCACTAGGGACCGCAGTTTCAGCCATTGTTTAGGCTCCCGTTATCCTAGGATGTCTTCAAGGGAAGCCGGCCCTGAAGGCGAGGCGAACCGTCCTTGCGGGTCGCGCGCCGTCGATGTGGTGCCAGCCAGCGATTTAGGGGCGGGCGCTTTAGGAGGCTGAGCAGGCGCAGGCGATGGCTGGCCAAGCTGTGCGCGAATCTCGGCCTCGATCTTCTGCCGGTAGGACAACGGGTCATCCCCGATTTCCCTCATGGCAGCGATCTTGCGGCCTTGCTCGAACACGAACTTTGCCGGGTTCTGGTGCTTCACCATCTTTTCGAGAAGCGACGGATCGGCCTGAGCGGCTTCTACGAATGCAGACTTCGCATCCGCATAGCCGGGGTTTTGTCCGACGATTTCCTCGCCCAACGACAACCTCGTCTCGAAAATCTGGTACTGAAACTCCCGGTGCATCTGCTGTGCAGCTTGCTCGGGTTCGACGTACCAATCCGGGGCTGGTGCCTGGGGCTTTGCCTGCTGCGGCGGCGGGGCCTGGAGCTTGCGCTCAAGTTCCTGCAACCGCTTCTCGTAATCTTGCCTCTTGCGGCGCTCGTCTTCGAGGGCCTTCCTGGGAACCAGCGGACCTTCGTCAGTGGGGGCCTGTGCATCAGCCGGCGGCGCTGGTGCAATCTCTTTATCGCCCTGTGGCTCTGCCTGTGCAGCGGCAGGCTCGATCGTCTGAGCCGGTGCGGCTTCGGCTTCGCTGAGTAGGCTGTCCAGTGACGTGTCTTCGGTTGCCATCGTGTCCCTCATATCGCCCGAAAAGCCGGCGGCGCTTACGTGTCAGTCAATCGCCCGTATCGCGGCGGCCGAACTCTTGAGACCTACTGAAAACCCGCCTGTTGGGCGGGCTGTTGGGGCTGACCGTTTGGCATCGTCGGCTGCGGGGAGCCATCCACTATTTGCGGTCGCGTAATCTGGTTCATCGGCTGGGACGCCATGTCGGCTTCCACCAGCGTCTTGATCGTCTCGGCTTCGAGCTTAGCAACCTTGGCCTTAAGCTCTGCAAGCTGTGCCATTGCACCTTCCATCTGGAGCGCAGCGGCTTGCGGGTCGGGCTTCTGCTCTGCCAACTCCATCTCGTCGAGCACTTCCTGCTTGTTCCGCAGGTTCGACGCTTTGATGTATGCTTTCGGCGGCAGGACGACGCCGGCCTTGGTCAGTTCAATGAGGCCCTGGAACTGCTCGGCGGCGAGGTTCGCAACATCGGGGACCTCTTCAATGCTGATGTCCATGTGCATCTCGGACGGGACGTTCTCGCGTCCTACCGGCTGAGACAGCATCTCGGCCTTCATCGGATCGGCCATCTCCTGCTCTAGAAGCTGTGCGATCTGATCGGGCGGGATGCCCTTCTTTTCGAGGTCGCGGCCAAGCTGTTCGCCGGCAGTCACTGGCCGGTTGAACCCGACGAACTTGGCCTTCTTCTCGTCGTCCGTGACGCGGACCCACCATTCCTCAGTCTTGTACTGGCGTATCAGGTTCCAGATGCCCTCGTAGACGCGGCGCTTGAACGAGCGATGCCGGTCAAGAATGCGGGACAACTCAGTCTGTCCGCCCTGCTGATTGGCGAGGATCGCTCGGCCGCTCGGATCGCCCTGACCCTTGCCGAGCATCGCGGCGTTAGGCCCGATCAGCTCAATCTCGTTCTTGGCCTCTTGCAGCAGGTTGAGATGGCCCTGGAGATTCTGATCGTCGCGGTTGATCTCGAGTTCGAAGCCGGGATTGCGCTGGATGACGCCATCCGGCTTGGCGAGTTCCTGCCGCAGAATGTCCACATCATCGACCGCGCCGCTTTCCATGACGACTTGCTTGACGGTCAGCATGTGCAGCGCCTTCGATCGGCGCTTGTTTATCTCGTCCTGCGGGCCGATCATGATCTTGACCAGGCCATAGCGCTCGTTGTCGCGGTTGACGTATGACGATTGAAGCATCATCGGGCACCAGCTTTGGCCCTTCTGATCCACAAACGGCACATCGCCGCCGGCCAGCTTGCCGCCCTTGGTGAAATGGCACCATTTCCAGAGCGGGCCGTCCTTGTAATACATTTGGACGATGCGAACGCGGTTGCGGCTCTTGCCAGATACCCAACTAGCCCATGGGCGATCATCGTAGGTCTTCGACGCGGTGTTCTCGTTGAGAGTGAAGGCGATAGCGTCCGCAGCTTCAG